AAGAGCTTCGAGAAGAGTCTTCACAGATGCATCAGAAGTTTGAAAATAAATTTGATAAACTAACTTGGTGGATTATTGGAGGATTAGGATCAACCATAGCACTTCTACTCACACTAGCTTTTAATTTAATAAAATAAACTATTGCAATACTTTCAAAAAGTTATATTACGCATTAATGAATAATAAATTATTAGTTCACAAACATTTAATTATAAGAGCAGAAGCGGTAAGTCCACCTATGAACGAGGAGTTTCTTAGGCGTTGGTTAGAAAAATTTATTTCAGATATTGGAATGAAAGTAATGATGGGTCCCTATGTAAAGTATTCAGAAATGAAAGGCAATCGTGGAATTACCGGTGCAGCAATTATAGAAACATCACACATCGTTATGCATGTATGGGATGAACCAAATCCAGCATTATTACAATTTGATGTTTACTCTTGTGGAGAATTTGATCCAGAACAAATATGTGAAAAGATAAAAAGAGATTTTACTACAACAAAAATTGAATATAAATTTTTAGATAGAGAACACGATTTAAAAGAAATACACACAATTAGTTTTAACCACCAAGAACATCATAAATATGATGAATTAGGTTATTGAAATTTTAAAATAAATCATTATATATTCATCAGACTGCATCATGTGGATGGGTCAATTAACTTGCTTAACAAAGGAGATAATTATGACAAACCTAGAAGTTTTCAATAATTTAAGCAAACAAATGTTCAATGAATCAACAAAATTTTTTGATGATGCTTTTGAAAATATTTTTGACACGTGGTCAAAAGTACAATCATTTCCATTCTATAACGTAGTAAAATACTCAAAAGGTAAATACGGATTAGAAATTGGTTTAGCTGGATACAATAAAGAAAATACACTTGTAGAAGTTAAAGATGGTATCTTAACAATAGAAGGAAAAGTAGAAGATAAAAATGTGGACTATGTTAAAAAAGGTCTAGCATTTAGACAATTCTTCAAACAGTTTCAATTAGCTAAAGATGTAATAATTGATGAAGCTGAAATGAAAGATGGCTTATTAAAAATTAAACTTGGCTTCAAAGAACCAAAAGAAGTTGAAGGTATCAAAGTAGATATTAAATAATGTTCCCTTACAACGAGGAGGAGTGGAAATTTATATCCACTCCTTCAACTCTTCACCCATAATTTGAGAAGCAATATTTATTTTTTTGCGAAGAGCTTTTACGATTTTTTCATCTACTGTGTCCTCCGCCATAATATCTACATAGGTCATTTTTCTAACCTGACCATGTCTATTAATTCTAGCTTCCGATTGAGTTCTTTTTTCCAAATCATAACCATTAGAATAATAAACCATCGTATTAGCTTCAGTTAATGTAATTCCATAACCACCTGTTTGAGGAGTACCAATTAAAAATTTAACCTTACTATTAGGGTCCTGCAATAATTTAATATTATTTTGTCTTTCACTTTGTGGAGTGTCTCCATAATAAGTGACATAAGAGTCTTTACCAAATTCTTTTTCGACAGCTTTAATAATAGCATTTATATCATATCTATAGTGAGCCCATATGACTGCTTTGTTTTCAACTTCTCTTAATATATCAATTAAGGCATCTAATCTTTCATTCTTAATTTCTTTAATAGAACCATCATCGGCAGTAAAATGGCCACAAGTTATTTGATGTAATCTCATTAATTGAACAAGCGCTGTTGCTGTTGTCATGACTTTACCATCCATAGCTGCAAGAGCTATTTGTTTCATAGAGTCATATATTTTCTTTTGTTCTTTAGATAACTGTATAATTCTTTTTGTATAAACATAATCTGGTAAATCTAAACAATCTTCTTTTAAAACTCTGTATGAAAACGGTTCAAGTTTTTTAGATAGTTCATCAAGATTACGATAGCCAACAACTAATTGAATAGATCGTCCACCAAAGTTAGCAGTCTTTAATACTGCATAACGAGTCCTAAAAGCATAATAAGAAGTATAATCCAATAAACAAGGATCAAGAAACTCACACTGTTTATATAAATCTAATGGAGATTTAGTAACAGGAGATCCAGTTAGTATTCTTCTATATTTAGCTTGCCTACCTAAATTAACAATTGACTTAGTTCTAATAGCATCTGGATTTTTAATAGTAGTTGATTCGTCTATAGCCATTAAAGTTTTATGACAACTTAAAAATGTTTCAGCAAATGACACACCATTTTTAGTAGATAAGGCTTCTACATTCATAATTAATATATGAAGTTCATGTCCTGATTCAAATAAAGGATCCGCTTCTAATGAAACTATTTTACCACCTTTTATAAAAGAGGATTTCCATAAAACCTTTTTAAATTCTATATGTTTGGGTAAATGAGTTGGAATTTCTATGTCATTCCAAGTTTGATAAACACCTTTGGGAGCTATAATTAAAGCACCATCAATCTTACCCTTATCATAAAGCATTGCAATATTATCAATAAGAACCTTTGATTTGCCGGTTCCCATCTCCATAAAATAAGCAAATACTTCCTTATTCCATGACTTTTCTAAAGCAGTTATTTGATGCGCATAGGGTTTAGTTTTAAACTTATAATTCATGTATTTAACTCTTTATCTTTCTATAAAAAGGAATTATAACATACTTATTATTAACTTGTCAAATACGAAAGTATGGAAAATACTGTTTACGTTATACAGGAATTACCGGGTACCAGGTCAGGCCAACCAAAATTTAATATTATGGGGGCACAGAAATTTGGTAAATTAAAAACATTATTACCCGAATATTCACAAATTATATTAAGTCCAGGACCATTGGTTGCAAAATTAAGGTCTTTATTAAAAGATTATACACCAAAAGATTATTTACTACTTACAGGCGATCCTGCCATAATTGGTGTAGCTTGTTCTATAGCATCCGATATCACAAATGGTAGATATAATGTGTTAAAATGGGATAGACAGGAACAAACGTATTATTCTATTGAAATCAATCTCTATGAGAAAGGAAACATTGAATCCTAGATATTGACATAATATTTAAATTAGTATATACTTTTATTAATGAAGTATAATAGAAAGAAAGTAAACAACAAACAGAAAGAAAAAAATGCAAAATATAAACTTTGAACAAGATCAAACAGAATCATTATTACAAATTAATGATGCTAAAGTTTTATCCGATCAGGTAGTTAAATTAAAAAATCTTGAAGATAAAATTTTACAAGCAGAAGATAATTTAAAAAAATTAAAAGAAGAAGCAGATGTTCTATCAGGGGAAGTTATTCCTACGATGATGACTGAAATGAATATCTCAACATTGAAATTAGCAGATGGTACCGCTGTAGAAGTGAAACCCATCTACGGTGCTTCAATTTCCGCTGAAAGGAAAGAAGAGGCATTTAACTGGCTTCGTGAAAACGGTCTAGGTGACCTTATTAAAAATGAGGTTACTGTCTCCTTTGGCCGCAACGAAGATAACAAGGCAATTGCTTATGCAAACCTTGCAGCAGAGAATGGATTTCAACCCGCCCAGAAATTAAAGGTTGAACCCATGACTCTCAAAGCATTGGTCAGAGAGCGTATCGAAGCTGGGAAAGATATGCCCTCTGATCTATTTAACGTGTTCGCAGGAAACCGAACCAAAATAATAAGGAAATAAACATGAACAAAGCACAAAGCACAATGGACCAAGGAATAAAAAAGTCCAACGCAGTGTCTGAGAAAGCGACTGCGGGAGCTTTAGCTGTTAGCTTCTTTGAAGAAGATGCAGATAAAGGTCTAAGTAATATGGGTCATGAAGACCTAGCATTACCTTTTCTTAAAATACTAGGACAACTATCTCCAGAAGTTAATAAGAGAGATGGTAAATATGTTCAAGGCGCTGAGCCTGGAATGATTTACAACTCTGTAACAGGAGAGTTGTTTGATGGTGAAAAAGGAATTGATGTCTTACCTTGTCATTACAAATTAGAATATATTGAATGGCAAGATAGAGGTGAAGGTTCCGGTGCTCCAGTAGGAATACACCCATCATCAAGTGATATATTAACAAAAACAAAAAGAGATGCTTCTTTTAAAGATAGATTACCAAGTGGTAACTATGTTGAAAAAACTGCAAGTCATTTCTTAATTGTTTGTGGTCAAACTCCAACGACTGCTCTATTAGCAATGAAATCTACTCAATTAAAAATTAGTAGAAAATGGAATAGTATGATGGCAAGTATTAAGATGAAAGGTAAAAATGGATTATTTACACCGGCATCTTTTAGCCACATTTATAAGTTAAGAACTGTTCAACAGTCTAACGACAAAGGAACTTGGTTTGGTTGGGAAGTTAGCAAAGTGGGTCCTGTAGAGGATTCTTCTTTGTATCAACAAGCTAAAGCCTTTGCTGAGAGTGTTTCAAGAGGAGACATTAAAGTAAAGCATGGTGAGCCTAACGGATCTGAAAAAACGTCTGAAGCACACTTTTAATGAGAAATCGGGGCAAGATAATACTTGCCCCAAACAAATAGGGCACAATGGAGAAAGAGTTTGCAGAGATATTTAGCGGACTAAAAAGAAATTTTGGTATTGCTTATTTAGATGAGTTTACCATTGATGAAAAGACAGGTAAGAAAAAACCAAAAAAATATGGTTGGTCTTTTAAAGAAATAACTGACAAACACTATTCAGATCATATAAAAGGCAAAACATCTATTGGTATTCAACCTTGTGATGATGATGGTATGGCAAGTTTTGGTGCCATAGATATTGATGATACAGAACATAGTTATGCAAATTTTCCATATAAAAAATATTTAGATATTATAAAAGAAAACAATCTTCCATTAATTCCAGTTAAATCAAAGAGTGGTGGTTTACATTTATATTTATTTTTAAAAGAAAAAACTAAAGCAGTGTTTTTAAGAAATTTTTTAGAAAACTTATTGTTTACATTAAAACTAAAACCTAGCACAGAGATATATCCTAAACAAACTGAACTTGGATTTGATGAAGAAAAAAAAGAATGGTCTAATGGTCAGTATATAAATCTTCCTTACTTTAATGAGAATGAAAGAGTTGCGATTAACTATGATGGAACCCAATTTACATTAGAACAATTTATTAAAGTAGTTAATCATAATAAAAAAACAAAAGAAGAATTAGAAGAGTTTTCGCTTGCCCTTGTGAAAACTGTCTTACAAGGAGGTCCTGAGGAATTTAATGATGGCCCTCCTTGTTTACAGATTTTATCAAAAAATAAGTTATCAGATGGTAGAGATAGATGGCTATATAACTACATGGTGTTTGCAAAGAAAAAATACGAAGATAATTGGCAAAACGTTGTTAAAGCAGCTCCACAAAAATATTTTATAAAAGATTCTAATGGTGTCATATTAGATGAA